ATCGTCCTCCCTGTCGTATAGTTCACCATCGTCAAGCCACGCCTGCACTAATGCTTCTAAGACATTTCCATTGTTTTCCCGGAGCAGATACGAATCAAAATTACCATTTCCATAATCCACATCCGGATTATAAATAATTGTTTCGTAATCATCATCAAAACAAATATGTCCTGCCTTCTCTCCCAATTCTTTCTTTTCCTTTGCAGATAATGTATTCCAAAGTTCACCAACAGATATATCTTCTCCGTTATGTTTTACACGAAACTGTGTATGATAATCGTTATATCTTTCGTCATAATCAAGCGATGTATCTTTCTTATCTTTTGAATAATTTTCTGCAATTTCCTGGTTATCCGTAAAATAGGCCATTGGACCAGATGTTGCCCTATTAGGGTCAAAATAATATCCTACACGGTCCGCTCTTCCGGTACCATGATACATTACTTTCAAGTTGCCTTTTTCATCCGTTATCTTACTATCTTTGAAAAACCCCTGCTGCTCCTTTGATAGATTATGACCTTCATTATCTACTTTCACATTACTCACCGTCGGCATATTTGCAACATCTTTTAGGTTCGTTTTAATATCATCTTGTATTGTATCCGGAATTACCTTGACCGAATACTTCCCTCTTTTCTCTTTTTCTTCACCCTTATTATTACTATCCAATTTCTTGTAGTTCTCCCCCGCTTTATCCACGGCATCCATGAACATCTGCTGAATCTTTTCCTTCTGTTCCACGTTGAGTTCTGCTGCCAGTCTGGCCGCTTTTGTCATAGGAGTATCATCAATATAGCTTTTTATCTTTTCAAATACATGCTTTACCAAATCTGCGATTTTCTGAAATACATTTTTCTTTGCATTCACATCCAGCTTCGCATCTTTCATTACCCAGTCAATAAAGTTTTTTGCCCCGGCTTCATCATAAAACACACCACTGACAGCATCGTTGATTAACTCTCCTGCAGCATCCTCATAACTTTTTTCACCTTCCACCTGCTCATAGGCTCTTTGATAAGATTCAATTAAGGCATGGATATCCTCTGCTCCATGTTTCTCTACTAGGTAATTAAGCATCACTCCCATTAATTTCTGATACTCTTTTTCCGACATTACCGATGCAAATTCCAAAGATTCATGTATCACTACACCAAATTTATTTTCTGCATCTTCCGCAAATGCCATCTGTCCTCTATCCATATTCAATAAACCATTTACCGTATCTGCATCTTTATCTGTGAGGGTATTCAAATCCAATACATCCAATCCGGTTTTCTTTGCCAATTCTTTTTTCACGCGAACAAAGCTATCCTTATCCTCCGAAGCATAGCGGTAATCTTCATATTCACCTTTTCCTTTTTTTTGCGCCGGCGCAACTTTGTTTTCTGCCTCTGCTGCCCTTGCGTTTTCTCCATGTGCCTTTCCTAATTCATACGCAAGACGCATTGCTCCCTTGTCACTCATTATACGAAATGACTTAGACGCCTGCATCATTTTATCAAAACTGATACTTCCCAATCTTCCCATGCGATATGCCATACGAAAATTATTTGCATAAACACCGGCATTATCCTTACCATTGTAATAATCCACAAGTGCCGTTGCCGCAGCCGCATTATCCATCTTTGATGCAATGTTAAACAAATCCTGTGTCCCTTCATCCTGAAAAGACAAGTCCGCAAGGTTTACTACCTCGCCATCCGTAGTCTCTACTATAGCCGATTCTTTTCCAATTTCCCGGAATCCTTTCACCTTGACCTGTTCATCGGATGCCGTAAATGCTGCATTCTCTGTCTTTCTAAAATTGGCATTCGTAACATTTTCTGACGGTGCAACATTTCTTTTTTCGACTTCAAGGTCACTCGTAACATTCTGCTTTGCCTTTTGCGGCTGTAGTTCTTGTACCTCAACCGGTCGTTGATTCCGTTCCATTTCCTCATCAAGATTCACACTATCGGATGTAGCATCCATATTAGCAATAGCATCTTCCTCCTGCTCTGACACGGATTCATTCTGCACCACCTCTCTTTTTTGATTAAGAGATACCGTTCTTTTCATCGCATTAGAAACAGAGGCATCCATAATGTCATACAATGCCTGCCGCTCGGATTCGAATTTTGCATATTTACTCTTTTTAGCTAACTCCTGTGCTTTCTCACGTGCCATCTGGTCGATTTCTACTCCCAGACTATCCGGCACACCACGAATGGCATCTTCATACGCCCTTGCAAGTTCTCCACTGGTTCTCGCTTCCGTAAAATTGTTTTCTACATTTTCCATGATGTCTACTGAAATTTTACCATACTTTTCCGTATCATCTTTTGCTTTCTCATAGGTATCCATACCCTTTTCTGCAGCATATGTAAGTAAATCTGCTCCTTCGTTTCCCTCTGCAATTGATGTCCCATTCTTTTTCACTAATGACTGATACTGTACTTTCGAGTACACATTCGCATAGGTACCAAAAAGACCACCTGAAAAAGCCCCTGCTGCCGTGTCTTCGCCCACCTGTATCCAGAAGTCTTTCCGTGCATTTTTCTTTGCCTCATCCTTTGACATTCCCTGTTGGATATAATTTTTAACATTTTCATTATACTCACTTTTACTTCCATTAACTGCACGGTCGACAAATGCATTTGCAAAGTCCGAAGCAGCCTCTTCTGACCCTTCTACCGCCCCCTGCTTTACAAGGTTCTTTGCAAAATCACGAAACTGTTTTGGATTTGTTGTTTTTAACGCTTCAAAACTATCCAGTGAAAACTTTTCGCTTGCCCACTCTGCCAAACCGGCTCCCAATCCGGTAATCAAAGACTGTCCGGCACTTCCTGTTCTCTCATAGGTGTCCATGTACGATTGATTTGCGGCATTTGCTCCCATCAACGCACTAGCTGCCCCACCTGCTAACTTGGTTCCCTTAAATCCTTTCGTCACAAGAATATCCGCAGCAGAATCAACCGTGGACATTCCGGCGTTATAGACAAACTTACCAATATCATTATCAATACCTTCGGATACTGTCTGTCTTACATTGTTCGTATAAGAACTGTATGGGTGGCTGGCATGATTAATGGGATAAGACTTATCTGATGATAGGTTTTTAACCGCATGATTTACATCCTCTGCAAGTTCCAACGGTGAAAGCAAGTTTGACCCCACACTTAACGCACTGGATACTACCGGATGTTCGTCTGCTATTTTTTTTATACCTTCATCCCATACCTCCTGTTCTTTATTATCAGTGTTAATGTTCTCGCTATCGATAATGTAATCTACATCAATTCCTTTTTCTTTTAATTCCTTTAACCTAGGAAATTTTTCATATGCTTGTGACAAAAACCCCGGAATGATACTTGCTTCCAGTTTGCCCTGTATCGTCGGCACTAAATTGTTTACTAAATGGTTTTTATCTGCACTGTATTTTCTTTTCTCTACCCACACGTAATCTGCTGCCTTTTTTACTAACTGCTTATCGGCATCCCCCAGCTTGTCATATTCATGCTCCAGTTCTACTCGTGGCTTATTACTTTCCAGTTCTGACATATACTCGACATTATCCTGGTACTTATTCCACAAACTGGTGTATTCCTTGTAATCTTCCCACGATACACCTTTTTTCCCTAACTTTTCCTCAAAATCTTTTGGCTGAACTTTTTCCCATTCTCCCGAAAATCCCCGTTTAAACAAACCACTATCCGCGATTTTTGACTTAAACAAGTCTTTATTTTTCTTCGCATTTGCAAGCGCAGTTTGAATTTCATCATAGTTCATTTGTGATGGATTTCTGTATGTATTACCAGATGAAGTCCGAAATAACTGGTTTGTCTTTTCCGCATTATTATTGCGAACATTACTTCCATTTGTGCTCTGCTGTTCTCTCTGCTTTCTTCTCTGCTGTTCCTGTTTTTCCCTTTGTTCCCGTCTCGGAATTTCCGACAGCATATTATTTTCTGCCTTTGCTGCATTGCGAATCAGCGTATTGGTTCTCTTATACTTTTCGCTGTTCTTTTGCGTTCTTTCTTTAATTTCTACTGCTTTCTCTGCCAATCGACGATAGCGGGATTCTGACTGATTCGTATAGTCGGTATCCGAATACTTTTTATCCTCACCATAATAAGAATCAGCCTTTGCTCTGGTCTCACTGGCTATTTTTTGTCCCTGCATATCTCTTTCATACAACTTGTCCTGGCTCTCAAAATAATTTGAAATAATACTTCCGGAACCGGATGCATGAGTATTCTGTTTTTTTTTCTTATTTGCCATAATATATATTCTCCTTACTTTTTCTTTTTGCTTTTCTTTGAGGACTGTTTCTTTTTGTTTTTATTCACCTGTTTTTCCAAATAGTCATTGTAAGAGCCTACTGTCTGTAACTCCCTGCTGCTAGGCAGATTTCGCATAAAATCAACATAGGATAATGTAGTCTTCGCATCTGCTCCGGCCGCCACTGCACTGTCATAGGTTGGATATTTGCTTAACCCTCTCGTAGTAGTTCCATCAGAGGTTATATATGTCGGTAAATCTTTTGCTGTATATCCCAATAAAACACTCCATACATAATTGCTTTGATCAGCAGATAACACGCCACTCTTTTCCATATTGTTCAAATATTCTGCGATACCCTGCGTGTCATTGTTCTTAGCCAATTCCTTAACCTTCGACTTAATATCCGTTGGAATCTTAATCCCACCGGTTGAAGATGCCCCTTTGCCCGACGCACTTCGTTTACTAGCGGATGCAGCAGCGGCCTTAGCTTTTTTTGATAACTGGTAATCCTTATTCTGCCAGTAATTGGATGCGTTCTGCTGCTGTCTCCACTGGCTGTTGCCATTTTGCTGTTCATACTTCCACTGCTGATTAGATACATTCGCAGTATAGTTGTTAAAATCGTTATTATATGCCGCATCATATCGATTCGCATAATAGTTTCTGTCATCCTGCCAATCGCCAACCTTGTCCCGATACTTCGCATAATCACTTTCGTCAAGTCCCTGATACATGGACAAGTCGGATCTCTGATTATCCAAATCCGTCTGATAACGGTTGTACGCTGCCTCGTACAAACTAGGAATTATATTATTCAAGGCTGACATGTTTTCCTGATACGCAAGGTTGCCGGCCGTAGCCGCATAAGAGTTTCCATATCCTCCGGACAACGCGGCCGCCTGCGCCGTTGCATTCTGCATCCCTAACTGTGCCTGCCTCTGATACTGGTCCTTATAATTCTGATACAAAGCATCCTTTGTATAGTCATAGGAAAAACCTTTGCGATTTGCAATCGCATCCGCCAATCCGGTTATCTGTGTTCCATACTTACTGGTATAAGCTGCCGGCCTTGCCTTCTCCGTCTTTTGCAACGTACTCTTTGCGGCGTTTACTGCTTTCGATGGCGTATAAGACTTTATTGTCGGTGTCTTCACAGTTGTTGCTTTGGTGATTGTTATTTTACTGCTACTGCTCTTCTTTTTCGCCATAATCCTCATCCTCCTCTTCTATGATGGGTTCCTCTACCACCGGTTCCGAACCCCATATTGCAAACACAGCATTTACCACATTTTCTGTCTGCTCCTTCAACAATTCTTCTCTTCCGGATACGGAATTGAGATAGGTTCGTCTATGATTCTCTCCAACCTGAGATTTCACTTCTCCATCAATTAGTACCTTTCTTGTTAAGATGCTCACACTCTCTGTCGACAACATATCTACCGTTTTTTCTTCGTTAATTTCCATTTCAATTCCTCCTCGTTAAACCTTTCTATACCAACCGTATACATACCAATCGCTATATGTTTTTCCGGACGCGTATGCCCCATTCTGGACATAATATGAACCACTGCCGCTAATTAGATTAAATGGTGAATTAGTTCCATTGCCACTCGACACAATTCCAATCGGATAGACATTTGATGGACGACTATGGTCAGGTTCATATGGCAGTCCGCTTATATGATGACAAGCATAACTACTTGTTGTTAATATCATTGCCTCTATAAATACAATGTCTCCCAGTCTATAATAATTTCCCGTAGCCGCTGCAATTGACGTTTTAATCTCATTACTTGCTGTATTAAACAGTCTAGGAGTCCATGTTCCTTTTTCGTATTTTGCTGTGTATTTTGTATAATTACTTGAATCCAGCAGCGTCTTCCATGTGTCCCAAGTTCCACTTGACATGGCTCTATGCTGCAATATTCCATTATTAAGCATGGCCAGTTGTGAATCCCAACCACTCGTATTATCCCAATTCATTTGCAGTATCTTTGCATCACCCCCGGGCTTTCCCGTTGTCATCTTAGAACTGGCAACAAATGCTTCTACTGCTCCCATCCTATCGGATGTACTCGATTTATCTGCAGATGCCGGACGCGTTGCAATATAATTAAGCAATGTGCTTATTCCTGCCGGCCCCATTGGTCCTTGCGCCCCAGTATCTCCTTTTGGTCCCTGAACACCTTGAATCCCTTGTGGTCCAGTTTCTCCCTGTGGTCCTTGTGGCCCTTCCGGTCCCGTTGCTCCGGTGTCTCCTTTGGGTCCTTGTGGTCCCGTTGCTCCGGTATCTCCTTTAAGGCCTTGTGGTCCCTGTGCTCCGGTGTCCCCCTTCGCACCAGTATCACCCTTTTCCCCTTGTTCTCCCTGCGGTCCCGTTGCTCCAGTATCTCCTTTAGGTCCTTGCGCCCCGGTATCTCCTTTCTCTCCTTTAAGACCTTGCGGCCCCTTAAAATTTCCAATCAAAAATTTTGCCATTGTATCACTTCCTATCTATTCATCCGGTAATATTAAATAAATGTCTCCAGTAGAATCTATTTCAAATTGAGGCGGTGTCTCATCATCTGTAGTAACCGCATATAGGTTTCCGTCAGCGTCTCCCATCAGATAAAAGAATCCATTAATTGGATTGATTACACCACTGTCACCTCTCTCGCCTTTATCTCCTTTATCTCCTTTTGGACCTTGAATTCCTTGTGGACCCTCTGGTCCGATTTCACCAGTTGCACCTCTCGGTCCTTGTAAACCTTGTGGTCCGGTTTCTCCGGGTACCCCCTGCAATCCTTGTACCCCGGTTTCTCCAGTATCTCCTTTGTCTCCTTTTACTCCCTGTTCCCCTTTTGGACCAGGCAGCCCTTGTGTCCCCTGTGGTCCACGCACTCCCTGAATTCCCTTTTCACCTTGCACACCTTGAATTCCTTGTGGACCTTCTGGTCCAATTTTTCCTTCCGGTCCAGTCAGCCCCTGCACACCCTGCGGTCCGCAATCACCTTTCTCTCCCTTTTCTCCTTGCACACCGTCTTTTCCTGCATCGCCTTTCTCTCCCTTTTCTCCATCTGCGCCTTTGTCACCTTTGTCACCCTTCTCTCCCTTATCACCCTTCTCTCCTTTTTCTCCCCGTAATCCGCCGCTCTCTAACTGTTGCTTTAACTTGTCTGCAATCTCTTTTGCTTCCTTTGCCATCTTTACAGTTTCCTGCACTTGACTAAATTTCTTTTCTGTCTCAGAAGTCATATTATCCAGTTCAAGATTATTTAAGATATAACTTAAATTATCTATCAGACGTATTATCCATGAATTCAACTTCTGAATATTTTTTCCATCCATACCATCTAATTGGATAGGGTCAAATTGCAACGTGGCCATTAATATCCCCCCTGTTCCAAAACTTTGGAAATGCTGTAAACCCTTGCATCCCCTTTCCCTCTTAACCGGATTCTCATATGATCACATCGAATCGGAAATATGGGTATTTCAAAACTCCGCATTGTTACAAAAGATGGAGTATCTCTCCTACTTTGTTCATATTTAGACTCCATATGTGCAGCCTCCTCCCATACTCCACAGGAATCATACATTACATCTACATCTAATTCTGAATCTAACGGCAAAGACAACCTCAAACATATTTTTGATATATACTTGTTATTGGGATAGCTTATCCCTATCAAGCCGGTTTCCGCACTCCACTCAAGTATTGTTTCCAGTCCTTCCTCTGTCGTGTAATCCCTTGATGTAATCTCCATTACTTTTCTATCATTCATATAAAGCAAAGCCCCATCCAGGTTTACGAATTTATCCATACTGCATAAAGATGTCTCATCCTCTTTGTGCCACATTCCTTTGCTCGAATCATACACAAGTGTCTCGTAACGAGTCGTGCGTATATTTTTCCCGTGCATATAGTATTTTGCCCCCAGTGCACCTGCCCTTACCTTTTCGTAGCGTTCTCCACCTAATGCTGCACTAATTGATACCGGAGTACTTCCGTCATACGCACACACATCCTCGCGTGATTTGTAATACAATATTTCATTCACAAGCACCAGACTTTCCGAACATCCCTTTTGCACACCACGGCATCGCTGCGTATTAATCTGATAATTTGCCGGATAAGAACCGTATACCTTATGAATACAATCCTCTTTGAAAAACAAAACTTGTCCGCCGTATGCTGTACATCCGGTAAATTCTCCATCACTGCCGACCGTTGCCGCATATGAATCTGCCGCAGTACCCAGATAAGAATACCAATTTGTCATATCTCCCTGCTTACAGCAGTAAATTTCATGTTTCTCCGAAGAACACCCCCATATACGGTTGTCACTTTCACACACATAATCCATATCCGGAACACTACGTTTCAATGTAATTACTCCAGTTTGTGTTGTATTATTGGTAAGCAGAGCCGTTACAATGATGAAATCATCCTTTTTATCCCAGATTGCCATATCCTGATTAAACGTATCAGCAATGCTTCCCGTCACACCATCAATCTTCACTACGTCATATTTTTCAAACGGCTTTCCTATGCCGGTGTTTGATATTTTAGTATAGCTTGTAGCCACTGCCGTCCACTGGTTTTCAGATTCACTCCACAACTTCAATGCATTTGGTGTTGTCCCCGTATCCATCCAGTAAATGGCACCATTAGAGCATGTAGTTATCTTTGTCCAGGTAGTCGTATACTTTTTAATCACATGCGGTGTCGATGATGTATCCAGCCACAAATCATCTGCCTTCGGTGATTGAGGTGACGCTGCTCCGATAGACGGTGCCTTTGTAATAGGGGTAATATCTGCCCCATCCAGCGTACACGTGGAAAATGTTACCGTTCCTGCCGTTGCCTTTGATGCCTCCATATCTTTCAGCGTCTTGTCATTTGTATTAAATATCTTTTTGTCCGGCCAAATAGCCACATACGCCCCCATACCACACATTACTTTAGTGCTTTTCGCAAGCTGACCAATAATCTGCCAATCGTTCATTTCTTTGTCTGTATATACTAAGTTGCCATCCTCCACAAGCAAAATTCCGTTTTTCGCATACATTCCATAGATTTCTCCGGTACGAAACAGCATTCTTCTCTTTCTTCTGGGTGCCAGTGCCGGGTAATAATCGGATGTCATGTTCTTCTCCATATAAAATTCATTTTCCCCACAATTCATGGTATGGTTGTACCCGCCAAAAGCAGATATCATATCCCTTGTTGTTTCCATTTCTGTAGCTGGTGTTATTGTCAAGGTTACACCCCCGTTCTTTTTGGCTGCATTGGCATATGATTTCGAATATACCAGTTCTTAAAATCCTGATACCCATTACTGAATACCGCAATCTGGTTATTGTACATTCCCATATCACGATTATAAAAATCGATTTGAGCCATCAAATAATCAACATACACTTTCGCATAGGTATCCGGTATTAATAGGTCTTCATTCATATGTTCTTCATCATATCCATCAAATACAACGTCCACATTTTCTTCATACCTGCTAATTACCTCATCATAAACTTGTCCATCAAGTATCGATAACCATTCAATTTTTTCCATGTCCGAAAATCGGTTTGGTCTTAATCGGTCTGCTTTTTCAATTGCTTCCTGCACTCTCAACTTTCTCACCTCAACCTAAAAAAAGCGGGGAAGGTCACTGCTTCCCCGCAACTTTCCTCTTATCAGGGGAACTAATTGCTTTCATTTTTTGCTACTAACTCAGAAATCTTTGTTTCTGTTTCCTCGTCTGCTTTTTCAGAATTACGCAATACCTCAGCCACATAATATGGCACCTCAACTTCCACTCCGCGCTGAATGCGGAATGTAGTTCCGTTTACAACTACGGTAACGTCTTCCGAATATTTATCCTTGTCTTTAAACAATTTAATCTTAACCAAACGCGTAATATCGTCCTTTTTTGCTGTTGCCATGATTCTTCCTCCTTTTTCAAATGGGTTCCCCTCAAAAAGAGAACCCATCCTCTTAGTTTGCTGTTACTGTGCCGGCTTTAAAACCACACGACTCAATACGAATCATGTACTGTTCCACCAGACGCTCTGCCGTCTTAATAGCTTTCCAGCCAACCGTTGAACGCTGATTCAACGGGTCTTCTCCCGAACCCAGCTGTTTGACAATATGCTGTAATCCGCCACCTTCTACTTCGGTTACACCGTAGGCGTGTGCTGCAATTACCATTGTGCAGTAAACCGCCAAACCTTCCGGACAGGTTTCGTCTTTCAGAATTTTGGCTTCTGAATTTTCTACGAAGCGGATATTGCCAATGCGTCCGATTTCGCCCTTCCACATCTTATCCGGTGTCGTGTACTTATTCCATTCCTCAAATCCCTTTGATGTTTTCACATCATAAGCAGCGTTCGGATGAATAACACATACAAAGGCATCCTCTATTGTTTCCGCGTTTACACTTCCAAGATAGGCTGCTGCCTGCAAAAAGATATCTACATTCAATTTGCAGGTTCCATCCAATGTCTTTCTTGTAAGGACCTCTGTGCCGTCCGATTTAGGTGCATACATTACATTGGTGCCACCGCTAATTACATCACGCGTAATGGTATCTAATGTACGTCCAGCCTGCGAACCACTTAACTTTGTAGCCTGCACCACATTGTTATCAATTGCTGTGAGTTCCAGCACATCCGTAAGAGTGATATAATCACCGTACTGCTGTACCTCGGATTTAACCGTGGTCACCTTCATCTTACTACCATCCGGTGTCACGCCTTCCTGCAAAGGTTTCGTGTTCTTCGGTAACGAATCATACTTTCTAAATTCGATTACCTTACCACCGTTTTTCGGAATTGGATATTTATCACCAAACTGGTCAAACACCAATTTTGGCTCTGCCATCGTAATCAGAGATTTTTCATAAAACTCTTTCATCTCGGCAGTCATTCCCGAGTCGCCTGTTGTATTTGGATTTAAATTCCCTGCAAACATCTGTAAAGACATTCGTTTTGCCAATTTTCTTGCTTTGTTCATTTTACTTACCTCCATTCTGCACATCGGTCAGAATGTAATTTTCTCACCGCGTGCGGCTCTTTTTGATAACTCATCGATATCTTTTGCTGTCAACTTGCTTATGTCAATTTTCTGCTCTACGGGCTTTGAAGAAGTATTTGTTCCATTCTCAGCCGGACGCAAGCCTTTCGCGCGAATACCATCCGTCACGCGCTCCGCTGTTTTAGCTGATGCCATCTGCATAGCTCCTCGCATGATTTCATCGTGATGCGCAACTTCGTACGCCGTTCTTACATCAATGCCATTCTGCAGCAACTGTAGGAAGTCTTTATTCTCAACCTCCTCATCAAAGCTAAAATTCGGATAAATTTCCTTTAATGCGTCTGCCTCTGACATCCACTTGCTATACGTTTCATCTGCCTGACGAATTCTCTGCGTTTCCTCAGCCGCTCGTCTGAATTCTTCATTCTGCTTTTCCAAACGATAGAATTCACGATACTGTTCCGTGGACATTCCCTTTGCCATGGCACGCTCTTCGAACATGGAATCATCCTCTTCCAATGCCCTTAACATGTCATCCGCATCTGCGGTCTTGTCCAATCCATAGCGCTGTGCCACAAAATCAAGGACTTTCTGCGATGATGATAACCGCTCTTCCATTTCCTTGGTCTGCTTAAATCTGTCGTTAATCACCTTCTGAACACTCTGGTTATATTCATCTTTGAACTCCCCTTTAATCATGTTCTTCCACTTGGTTCCTCTGTCCTCTGTACTTTCCTCACCGGTGTCTGTCTGTACCTGGACAGTCTGCTGGTCGTTCTGACCCTCTAAGCCAGTCTCAACTTCTGCGCCTCCTGCTTCTCCTGCGCCCTCTGCAAACAACTGCAAATAAATTTTGTTTTTCATAGGTTTCATTCCTCCATCGTCTTTCCGAAGTGTCGCTATCATCGTCTTTCCGAAGTGTCGTTTCCATCGTCTTTCCGAAGTGCCAGTGTTTTTCACATCACTACCATATCACGGTTTAAATTTCGTTTACCCCCAAACTCCCATGGTTTTTGAAATTAAAATTTTTATGTACTCCGGATACTGTTCCTCCAGAGCAAGCAAAGCATCTACAACCATACCAAACACAATGTTCGCTCGTAACTTACTTCTGTACGCCGTATGAATCATAGCAAGTCCGCTCTTGACTTCCACCTGCTGCCCCGGATACATTTCTTCATGGTTTTCAATTTCGTTTGCCAGCATACCAACAATTACGGATACTGCAGCACATACAATATCCTTTCCATGTTCCGCGTATCCTGCATGTCCCACTACATTCAATTCAAATTTTTCTTTTGACCACTCAATTTGTATATTTAACATACTAATACTCCTATACACTCGCCATACTGCTTGCCTGCTC